TGACAGGACTCTATGGGTGGTTGGTGACGCTTATGAGTGTGGAACTTCCGACTTGGTTTAACAACAAGTTTGGATGGTTCTTTAAAAACGGAAACAAATGAAGTTTAAGGTTTACATACATAGAAGAAAAACAAACAATGAAGTCTTTTATGTCGGAATCGCAAAGATTCAGAAAGAAACTTCTAAGTATGATAGACCATCAGATACATGGAAACGTTCTAAAGAATGGAAACAAGTATACAAGGAGTTCGGAAGAAAAGTACAGATATATAAAGTGAATCTTTCCTTGCTTGAGGCGTATAGAGAGGAAATTAGGCTGATAAATTATTACGGAAGAAGAGACTTAGGGACTGGTATCCTTGTGAACAAAACATATGGCGGGGATGGCGGAATGGGTATTCCTATGCCAAAAGGAAAAGACGAACCAACATCAAAACCAATAGTTGATGTCCGTACAGGTAAGGTGGTTTTTTATGGGTATCGTGAGGCAGCAGAACACTTCGGAGTTGACAAATCTCATATCGGAAAGGTTCTAAGGAAAGTCGGGTCTGGTGGAATAGCCCAGTTTAATTGGGGTTTGATGTTAAAAACCCGATACGACTACCTTTTAAATCGAGGAATAGACCCAGTTGCTTACTTAAAAAAGCAAAGCGATATCGCAAACAAAAACATAAGAAAAGGATACAAACGAACTGAAAAACAAAACCAAAGAATGAGGCAGATAGTTAAAGCTCAATATATTTCTGGAAAGCGTGTAGTTAAACCTCGATTCGGAGGTGAAAATCCGATGTCTAGGGGTGTCATCAACGTGAAGACAGGGGTGAAATGGGAGACATGTGTCCAAGCTGCAAGAGATAACGGAATGACCAGGCATCAGATGAGCAGGAGGTGTCATGGAAGGATTGAAAAAGACAAACGATTTAAATACATATTAAACAAATGACAACGTTAGAAAAAAAATTCCCAGACATCCACAGAGGTCTGATGATAAAGGATGATGCTGAGAAACTGATCAAGAGATTTATGAAAACTCAGAGGGATTTAGGCGGTATGGTAAATGTAAATGACAAGAGCAAGCTTGTTTTAAATGCATACATAAACGAAATGAAATTACTCTTCAATGATGGTCGCAACTTAGGATTTTAAAAAAAACAAATATGAACAACGTAAATTTTATTCACTCATACATCTACAACGGAGCATGGGTGTTCGACGACGAGTCAAGGGAGTTAGACAAAGAACCATTCGTAGAGGGCGCAGACATTTTACTTGACGCTATGAGCGGAAGAGACAAAGATGAGTCCAAGGAAAGCTGTTCCTTTTACTTCGGTAAGACACCGCTACCAAACTGGGATGTCAAGCTAACCAATGATGGTTATGACGGACATGACGGTACATACTACATGGTAGACTTTCCCGAAAAGAACGTGAGCGCAGAAGGTCCGATATGGCTTTGCCCTGCACTGCTTAAGTTCTTCCCTAAATCACCAGCAGAAATCTTTGTAAAGATTAAATAATTATGACAAACGAAAGAGCAATTCAAATGATTAGAGAATCAAACCGAGAGGCTGACAAGGCAGAGAAGTTAGCCGCCATGTACGCTATGGACGACATTATTTTTGATGATATAGATGTATGGTTAAGCAAGCCAATACACACACACATAGAACAATTTATCATGATAGGTCGAGACGTACTAGAGGATTATATGTGTGAGCCATTGACAAGTGAGGAGAAGCAACGTACCTTTGCCGAAGGTACTCTAGGGATTGCTGAATCCATGTACCACTACGCAAAGATTTACCACGAACTAAAGGAAGAATCCTTGTCAGAACGCTGACAGGTAAGGAGACGTATGGTGTGCAGGGAGATCCTGCAACGCGCCGTGTGCTGGAGACAGCACAACATTGAGAGCGTTGAGAAACAAAGTCACCTTTTTCATTATGATTGTAAACATCCTGTTAATACATTTGTGTACCAAATTACACAATATGTTAAAAGAACAAGTAGAGGAAGTTATCGCTGAATATTACGTTTCAATAGGTATTGAGCCTGATTACTTCACAAGGAAATCAGAACAGGCGCAGTCAAGAGCTGCAATGATGTGTGCACTTTCAGACTCAATGACTGCAAGCGCAATAAGCAGGATATTTAAAAAGCATCACGCAACGGTGCTGCATCATAGAAAATCACATGAAGCCAACGTAGCTTGTTGGGACGGGTACAATGACAAGTACGAAATAGCAAGGAGCATGGTAAACGTAAACCTAAGGTCAAAAACAATCCAATCTCAGTTAGATAGAATCGAAAAAGAGATAGGGAGATTAAATGAGATATCTAATAAACTAAAGAAATCAATTCAATTAACTAATAATTATGAGTAATTACAACTTTAAGACCACGAACATACGTGGCAAACAGTACGTTGAGGTCAACGAACGAATCAAGTTCTTTCGACAAGAGGAGCAGTACAAAAACTGGAGTCTTATCACAGAGTTTACTGTGCTAGACGAAGCTCAATGTGTGTGCAAAGCGTCGATCGTAGACGCAAGTAACCGAATCATATCGGTAGGTCACGCACATGAAGTGCAAGGCAGCAGCAACATCAACAAGACTAGCTACGTAGAGAACTGCGAGACATCAGCCATCGGTCGCGCCTTAGCCATGCTGGGAATCGGTATTGATACCTCAATCGCATCTGCTAACGAGGTTTCTGATGCTATTTCTAAGCAAGATAAGGCTGCACCTGCCACCCCTACTAAGGATAAGAAGATGATTCAGAAGGTTCAAGAGAAGTTTGATGCTGACCCACCTGAAAACATCATGGACAAGGCTGTTGCTTACATCAAGTCGCAATCTGACAAGAAGAAAGCATACGAATCGATCATGAGCAAGTACAAGGACAGCCTAAGTGAAAAGCAAGTAGCTGGGCTGAAGAAGTTTGTTCGATGAGCCAGTATCCTGTGCACGACAGAAAGCTTACTAATATGGCGTCCTTCAGTAAGTTTCGAAGGCAGTGCTTGAGCAGTAAGATGCCTAAGAATTGGATTGATAATAATGTGGAAGAACCGAAATGTACGGGGCTATACTTCATTAAGCACAAAGACTTCTTGGGCGATATAGATATTGCTGAATTCCATGTTAATCAAAAGGGTAAATCGTTTTGGTTGACTGGAGGTAAACCGACACACTGGTCTGAAATAGAGACCTACGAGTACATGCTTGCAGATGGCACACCATTATACGAAGACCAATGAATATATCAGATAAATTAATGGAAAGGTATGGCAAGCCTCACTTGTCGTACTCGTCTCTCAAACAAGCCTTAGGTGATATGGCTCAGTTTGATCGCTACATGAAGGGAGAGGTAAAGTACAAATCGGATGCACTGGACTTCGGGACTATGTACGATATGCTGTTGTTTGAACGGGAGAAGGCATTCGAAACATACACAGTCATGTCTCCCTCCGCTATCGTAACTACTCTTTCGGATAAGACTAGGGCCTCTAAGAAACCCACCCTTACTTCAGAGTACAAAGCAAGGCTTCGGTACATCAAAGAGGAGGCCGCTGTATTTGGCAGGTCAATCGTATCACATGATGACTGGCAGACAGCTAACGACATGATTGATAGGCTAGCCACATGTGGTTTGCTTGAATCTCACCTGAAGGGTGAGTATCAAGTAGAGTTCAACACAACTCTTCATGGGATTCAGGTGAAGGGATTCCTTGACTGCCTGGGTGACGGATTCATCAGCGACAGTAAGTCAGCGCGTAGTTCAGAGAAGTTTAGGTATGCTGTCAGAGACTTCTCATATGACATACAAGCCTACATATATACAGAGGTTTTTGGAATAAAAGACTTCTACTGGGTTGTACAAGAGAAAACTTATCCGTATCTTCCTGCCCTGGTCAAGTGTACCGACCAAACGTTATTTACTGGAGAAATGAAATTCAATGATGCAATAACTAGAATAACGACCTTCCTTGAGGAGGGCTATGATCCTAATAAGGATTACCTAAACTATGAAGTATAATTTTTTAAGCGTAATCGGAAGGCTATTCTTTTGGCTATTCCCTTTATTCTGTGTCTTAATGTTAATAATTGAAATCTTAAATTAATCAAGATGAGTGAACAAACAAAGAAGTACGAAAGCGTACTAGTAGGCTGGGCCGACGAGCCAAGCTACAATGACAATGGTGAGCTAATGGGGTGGTCTTTCCGCCTCAAGGATAACGAGCTGAAAGATGCTCTTGATCAATACACCACCAAGCGTGATGCACAGGGGCAGGGCGGCAACGTCCGATTCCGATTGTTTATGTCCAAGAACGGCAAGCCATGCTTGAGCGTATGGGACCCAAATAGTGAGGGTGCTCAAGAGCGTAGAAACGCAACAGCATCTAAGAGCGGGTCTTCTGACCTGCCATTCTAAACGGTTGTTTTAGCAGGAAATGGGGGTGGGGCGAAAGCTCCGCCCCTTTTCTTCCTCTGACATTATGGCACAACCAATATACTCTATGACCGCTAGGGTCACTACGATTAAGAACAAGCGACCACAATATAGAAACGTGTGGATCGTAAGCAAGTATGATAACCCAACGGACATCATGAAAAAGGATGGTAAAACAATGTCAAGGCTTGAGCGTGAGCTGTTTACTGCTAAGGCTAAGAACAAGACCATTGTGATTGATTCCATAACTTCGATAAAACAAGTTGGAACAACATCAAATGAAACATAGCGACAAACAAGTAGGTGGCAAACACTACAAGAGTATGAAGATTCAGCCAACTGACTTCATAGCAGCCAACGACATACCCTTCATAGAGGGGAATGTAATTAAATACGTATGCCGACACGAATTTAAGAACGGAAAGGAGGATGTGCTCAAGGCTATCCACTATTTAAATCTATTACTCGAATACAAATACTCGGATGAACGTAACGATATACAAAGACCTGTACAAGAAGTCAAAGGCGGACGCACATGTGATTCCGATTGTGACGGCCCTGAAGCGAATACAGGAGGGGATTTCTGCGCCAACGATTGAGGCTGTACGGGGGGGAGAGAAAGATTTTAAGAAAAGCTTACCCGTTGTATTGTTCAGCGGTGAGTTTGGTGACAGGAAAGACCAAGCAATTAAGAAGCATAGCGGTTATATCGTATTAGATTTTGACCACATTGATGTTAAGTCGTCCAAGGCGCTACTCAGTACAGACCCTTATGTGTACAGCTGTTGGGTTTCTCCGTCTGGTGATGGGTTGAAGGCGTTAGTGAAGATAACTCACACGGAGAGACACCGAGATCACTTCCGAGCGTTAAGAACATACTTTAATAAGCAATATGACCTAGAGGTAGACGAGTCTGGCATAAATGAATCACGCGCATGCTTTGAGTCTCACGACCCAGACATCATAATAAAGGATGAATCTGTTAGCTTCGGTGCGTTCGCTACAGAGAAGAGTGAATCACAGGTAGCTGTCTCACAATCAGGGAGTTACACGGATTACTTAAAGTTAAATCTAGCTACTAGGATGATTCGTCAGTGCGATGATGGGGAGAAACATGCTACTCTTCTTCGTGCCGCTAGGCTGTGCGGTGGGTACGTAGCTGCTGGGCGTATGGAAGAGGACGAGGTGTTGCGTGTACTTACCCGTGAGATACTCAAGCGTGATGTAGATGACGAACAGCATACCATAAACACCATACGAGATGCTATTGAAAAGGGGAAGCAAGACCCCATACGGGATACAATAGACGACGAAAAGAAGGCACAACGCGAGCTCCTGATAAATGACGGGGACATGTCTTTCATATCATCGGACGATGAGGACTTCAGGTGGATTGATGACTACGCAAATGGGCGCATACCCGTCGGTTTAGACACAGGAGACCCCGATCTCGATCAATACTTCAGGTACAAACGCGAGTTCACTATCATCAATGGACACAGCAACGTAGGTAAAACCACCATGGCCTTGTATCTCATGG